ATTGAGATTGAAGCAGGATTGACTCATGGAGTCAAAGCGATAACAGACTGTGTTTGGTTTTGTATTCATGCCACTGACGAGAAAGACCCGTCTAAAGTGGATGAGATTTTGATTAAAGGAGAATGATATGCCAATAGCCGCCGCCGCAATAATGGGAGGTGCGTCACTATTAGGTGGTGCAATGCAAAGTAGAGCCGCTAAAGGTGCGGCTGAACAATCTGCTCAGGCTCAACTTGAGGCGGCAAGAATTGCGGCTGAAGCGGCTAAGTTTCGCCCTGTAGGTGTAACTACTCGCTTTGGTAGCTCTAACTTCCAGTTTGACCCTAGTGGTTATCTAACTGGTGCTGGTTACACAGTCAGCCCTGAATTACAAGCATATCAAGACCGCTTACAGGCTCTTACAGGCGGTGCTTTGACTCAAGCTGAGATGGCACAACAACAGTATGCGCCACTGCAACAAAGTGCTACAGGATTGTTTGGATTGGGTCAGCAGTACCTACAGCAGACTCCTGAGCAAGTTGCATCTCAATATATGCGTCAACAACAAGATTTGCTTGCCCCTAGCCGTGAAAGACAAATGGCTCAGTTGCAAAACCAGTTGTTCCAACAAGGTCGTGGTGGTTTATCTGTGGGTGCTACAGGTGCTAGACCTAGCGGTGCGGCTGGTTTGGGTGCAACCACTCCTGAGATGGAAGCCTATTACAACGCATTGGCGCAACAAGATGCGGCTTTGGCGGCTCAAGCACAACAGGCTGGTCAGCAACAGGTGGCATTTGGTACAGGATTGCTTGGACAAGGTGCTGGACTGCTTGGACAGTATCAAGCTGGTCAGGTTGGTGCTTTGACTCCATTTACAACATATTTAGGTGCTGGTTCTACTATTGAATCTCTTGGTCAACAACCTTTGGATATTGGCGCACAGTTGGGTGGTCGTGCGGCTACTGCTGGCGGTAATGTTGGACAGGCATTGTTAACTGGTGGTTTAGGTGCGGCAAAAACATTGCAAGGTGTGGCTGGTAGTGGTTTTGGGACTTTCCTGTCTGCTTTAGGTAAAAGCCCTGAATTTGGTCAAGGAATTCAAAAACTTTATGAAAAATATTCTAATAGTCCAAGTGCATTTGCAGAGTCATATAACGCAATTGGTGAGCCTGTGAATAATGCAACCTCTTCTTACTATTAAGGATAGATCATGGCAACATCAGACATCTTAGGTTTATTCGCTACTCCACAGCAGTATGAGCAACAGCGTCAAGCCGCTATGGAAGCGCAAGCCTTGCAATCAGCAAGACTTAGCCCAATGGAACAAGGTCAATATGGAATTGCCCTTGGCGCACAGCAATTAGGTCGTGCCATTGGAGGTGCTTTGGGTGGTGTTGACCCACAATTGCAGAAGATTACTCAGCGTCAGCAGTTGCTTGGAATGATTGACCCAACAAATCCAGATTCTTTTGCTCCAGCAATTCAAATGGCTTTGCAAACTGGTGACCAAGAAGCGGCATTCCTGTTGCGTAATGAGATGATGAAGGCTAAAGAACAAGCCGCTGTTGCAGAGGCTCGTAGCTTTGAGCGTGAAAAGTATTTGCTTGAGCGTGGTCAAGGTATGCAACAGCGTGGCATGGAGTCAAGAGCATTGAGCATTGCTAACGGCATAGACCCTGATACTGGTGAACCAACAACACCATTATTTAACGCAACAACTCAAACATTTAATCAAGATGTTGCAAACCAGTTGTTGTCTCAATATGGTCAAGTTGGTGCAAACATTGTCAAGTCTAGGCTTGAAGGTGTTCAAGGTATTGAGTCTTTGCAATCCAAGCAACTTGAATTTAAGGCATTGAGACTTGCAAAAGGAATAAATCCTGAAACTGGTGAACCAACAACTCCATTGGTTGACCCAACAACCAAAACGATTAACCAAGATGTTGCTAGTGCCTTGATAACAAGTTATGGACAAGCTGGCGCAAATATTGTTAAGCAAACACTTGATTCAATGCAAGGTATTGAGTCATTACAAGTTCAGCAACTTGCCAAGACTTTATTTAATGAGGATGGAACTCGTAACCCTGAAGTCGAGAAAAAACTGTCAACAACTATTGCTGGTCGTGAGATTCTCAAGAAACTTGCGCCAGAAACGAAGGAACTCAAGAAAGGTGAGAAACTTATTGAGCGTCAGCCAGATGGTACTTGGAAATTTATTACTCCAGATGGTCAAGCAGTACAAACTGCATCTTCTGACAATGCAATTCAATCATTGATTGCTGGTAATGCAATTCATCCAACAGTGTTGCCTTACGCTAATCAACTTGCTAAAAACTTTGCAAATCTTGATTTTGAAGATCAAAATGTGTTGATGGAAAAATTGACAAAGTTGAATAGTGATGCTCAGAAATATGCTTCTGAAAAGAATGCTAGAGATCAGTCAAGAGAAACAAGCAATGCTCTTAGAGAGTTGAATATTGAGTTGGCTAGAATAAAAATCAAAGATGCACAAGATAAGCAACAAAAAGCCGCTGATGGTAAAGAAATCAAACTTGCTGATGCCACTAAGTTGGCAGATAAGGCAGGGATGGTTGATAAGTTGAGTGACTTGACTACATCATTTAAGCCAGAATTTGCTGGTTATGTGACTAACAGTGCTGGTGACATTGATGTATGGGCGGCAGGAAAATCAAATGAACCCAACAGAGTTGCATTGTTCCAATGGTGGCAGTCATATCAAGATCATGTCAATAAAGTCAGAAATGACTTGTTTGGTGCGGCTTTGACTGCTCCTGAAAAGGCTGAGTTTGACAAAGCTATGGTGACTAAAGGTATGAATCCTGCACAAGCCAAAGCGAATCTTGATAGACAAGCAGAAATTGCTAAAAAGGCATACGACAAACTTGATAATGTGTTGCGTGTTCAAGGGTATAGCAAAGCCGCATTGGATGCTTTAAAACCATCTAGTTCTTTGCCACCACTGGCAAGTTTTGTTATTCAAGGAAATAATGTCAATCCATTAAACATAACTGGCGGCAGGAGATAAAACATGGCAACTATTGATCGTCCAGCCGCTAAAGCGGCAGGGTACACAGATGCACAAATTGACAAATTTGAGCGTGAAAATGGCTTGACTCCTAGTGCTCCAGCGACACAAACTGCACCAGTTACAACTCAGGTACAAAGACAAGAACCGCAAGCAAGTTCATCAATGACACCAAGTCAGGTTCTTACTGGTGCTGTAATGAATTTCCCAAGTTCTTTGTACAGCATGGCAACTGATGTATTTAAAGCAGTTACAGACCCTGTACAAACAGCAAGAGACTTAGGAACTTTGTTTGTTGGTGCAACATCTAAAGTCTTGGGTGAGCCTTTCTTTGAGTCTGATTTGGCAAAGCAGATGCGCCTAAAAGGTGAGAAATCTGCTGAACAAGTTGGCGCATTCATGGCAAATAGATATGGCAGTGTTGAAGGCGCAAAACAAGCCATAGCAACTGACCCTGCTGGTGTTTTATCTGATGTGTCTCTATTGTTTACTGGTGGTGCTGGTATTGCGCCAAAAGCAAGTACAGCATCAAAAGTCTTAACCAAAGCCGCAGATATTACCAACCCTTTAAATGTCATCACAGCCCCTATAAAACTAGGAGCACAGTTAGTAGCACCAACATTAGGGATGATTACAGGTGCAGGGTCTGAGTCTGTTAGACAGGCATTTCAGGCTGGTAAAGAAGGTGGCGAAAAGGCTAAGTCTTTCACAGAAAACTTGCGTGGTACTGCTGACCAACTTCAAGTTCTTGAGGATACCAAAGCAAATTTACAAGCAATGATAAAGCAACAACAAGACCTTTATCGTTCTGGAATGGTGAACATCAAAAACGATAAGTCAGTTTTAGACTTTACTGATATAGATAATTCATTAGGAAAAGCGGCAGATAGGGTTTACTATAAAGGTAAAGTGCGTAGTGAAGATGCCGCAGGATATATCACAAAAGCACAAAAAATCATTGATGATTGGAAGAATAGCAATCCAGCAGAGTTTCACACTCCTGAAGGTTTGGATATTCTCAAGCAAAAAATTTATGATGATGTACTTTCAGATATACCAATAACCAAGAAATCATCAAGGGATATTATTGGAGATATTTATAACTCTATAAAGTCAACAATTCAGAGACAAGCCCCAACATACGCTGAAACAATGAAGCAGTATGCAACTACAGCAGAGCAAGTTCGTGAAATTGAAAAATCATTATCTCAAGGTAAAAAAGCAAGTGCTGATGCTGGTTTGCGTAAATTGCAAACTGTATTGCGTGACAATGCAAGCACAAACTATGGTCAACGAGCCAATTTGGTAAGTCAACTTGAAGCCACATCACCTGTGTATGGTGGTGGTATACCAATCAAGCCAGCACTGGCTGGTCAGGCTTTGAGCAAAGTGACTCCTAGAGGTATTCAAGCCGCTGGAACTATCGGTACGGCTGGTTTGCTTAGTCAAGTCTCTAACCCATTGACTGCCGCTTATTTGGCTGGTTCTTCACCAAGATTAGTTGGTGAGGCTTCTTATTTAGCTGGTCAAGGTGCTAAACAGGCTGGTAAGGTCACTGGATTGTTTCCTGAACTTGACTACCCATTGATGTTTAATGTTCTGTCTAATGCTCAAACAGAATAGGAGATTGAAATTGACCCAATCACGATTTGCCTTATGGCGGCAGGGCTGGTCAAGCAGATTCAGCAAGGTGTTGACCTTTACAAGCAAGCTAAAGAGCAGTTTGTTCAAGTCAAAAGAACTGCTGATGAGGTTGTGGCTATCGGCAAGGAACTTGGTGGCTTCTGGAGCAAGCTACGCAAGTTCTTTGCTGTTAGCCCAAAGCATAAAGTTGCAAAGACTTTGGCTAAGTCTAAAAAGTCGGATTATGTCGATGTTGACGAGACTCAAGTCAAAATAGACATAGTTAAGAACCTGACAGAGTTCTTCAAACTTCAGGAGCAGTTAGCGGCACACATCAGAGAAGAAGAAGAAAAGAGTCTGACAGTCTATGACCCTGACCAAAACCACATGGAAGCGGCTTTAAAGAGGGTGATGGCACAGCAAGAGATGGATAGGTTGGTGATTCAGATTCGTGAGTGTCTCGTCTACAGTGCGCCCAAAGAGATGGGTGCTTTGTACAGTTCTGTATACGACATGAAGGACAAGATTGAGGAGGAGCAAACTCAGGCAAGGTTGAAAGAAGAGGCTCTCAAGAGGCAAGAACAATGGCTACGCAAGGAGGAAGAAAGAAACCTACAAGCAAAGCTAGGGGCGGTGACAGTGACTTTTATATTCCTCCTCTACCTATGGTTGTGGTTCGTGTTCGTAAGCCATTGGGAGAGGAAATAATGGGTTGGATTGCGGCTTGCGTGTTGATTGCTCTACTGCTACCTATCATGGGTTTTCTTTATCTTGACATCTTGGAAACCAAGAATGAGGCTAAATCTCAGGTCGAGAAGGTTGAGAAACTGAGAAGACAGGTTGAACAGAAGGAAAGGGAGAAAGAGAAATGAAAATAGTTTGCTTGATGGCACTGGTTCTGTTGATGGGTTGCCAAGATAGGTTCAGATACCCTTGCCAAGACCCTCAGAATTGGCAAAATGCTGAATGTAAGCCCCCAATCTGTACCGCTACAGGTACTTGCCCTGAACAACTCGTTAAACCCGAACAGGAGAAAAAGTAATGCCAACAGTAGGATTTAAACCAAACAACCGCATGAGTGCTGAAGAGATTGAAGTCCGAATTTGGGCAATCGTCATCTTCTCTCTGACCATGATCCTCCTTGGCTCTGTAGCCATGTTCCTCTACAGCGTTTCATTCGTGACGCAACCCATGAAAGGCATGGCGGCAATTGATAAGGTATATACACAGCAAATCAACACCATCATGGTGTTTATCACTGGTGTTTTGGGTGGTGTCGCTGGTCGTTCTGCTGTCTCAGCCAGTGCCAAGGCGATAGCCAAGGCAGACGCTACAGACAATGACGAGCCGCCAGCACCATGAGTTTGTTCAATCCTTGGGTGCTGTTGGGCATCCTGATGGCGGTGATGAGTTCATTTGGCGGTGGCTATTACAAGGGTAAGCATGATGAGGTAACTCGTCAGCAACTTGAAATAGCCGCCCTCAATGCCGAGGCTAGACAGAAGGAACAAATCCTAGTCTCAGCAATTCAAACCCAAGCCACTAAACTTCAGAAAGCAAATCAAGATGCAAAACTCGCTCAACAAAAGCGCAATTCTGACCTTGAGTCTGGTGCTCTCAAGTTGCGGATTCCTGTCAAGGCAACCAACTGCCCCATACCAACCCCCACAGATTCCACCTCTCCCCCCAGAGATAGCGTTCAAGCAACAGCCGAACTTGACCGAGAGGTTGCTAAATCTCTTGTCGCCATCACCGAGCAAGGAGACGCAAACACCAGACAACTCAATGCCTGTATTGATGCCTACCAATCCATCTACCAAACCCTGAAAGGAAAACCATGAACTTGTCAGCCAACTTCACCCTCAAAGAACTCACCAAGTCAGACACTGCTACCAGACTTGGGTTGGAAAATAGTCCTGATGATGAGGCATTAGAGAACCTAAAAACCTTGTGCGAGATGGTTCTGCAACCTGTGCGTGATAACTTTGGTCGGGTGACAGTTAACTCTGGTTATCGTAGCCCTGAGTCAAATGCGGCTGTTGGCGGTAGTAAAACTTCTGACCACTGTAAAGGCATGGCGGCTGATATTGAAGTTGATGGAATCTCTAATCCCGATCTGGCTCAATGGATCATGGATAACCTCGACTACACCCAATTGATTCTGGAGTTCTACACCCAAGGTCAACCAAACTCAGGGTGGGTTCATGTCAGCTATGACCCGAACAACCTGAAGAAACAAGAACTGACTGCTGTCAAGGTGGCGGGGAAGACTCAGTATCTGAATGGACTCGTAGCGTAAGCAGTCTCTTGCAAAAGTGCTTGTGGATGAGGTGTTCGTACAGAATCACCTCTCCACACTTCTGGCATAGCCAAGCCACTCCCTCATCTACCTTAGTCTCCCTCTCGCCTCGCAGACCTCTGCTTCTGCCATAAAAGGTGCGTATCTTGACAATCATTTCTTGGTACTCAATGCCTTGGAATAGATGAAGACCTGATTCTTCTCGTTGATGTCTCGTTTGTCCTGTTTACGCTTGGCAAACTCCTCACCCTGCTTAAAGCGTTTCATCT